TGTGACAAGTGTGGATTCAAAAGTACCAATAAAGAAATCTTCAACGTGTTTCACGTTGATGGAGATCTAAATAATTGTAAGCACACTAACCTTAAAACAGTATGTGCTAACTGCCAACGGACTCTTCATAAAGAAGGGGTGAAGTGGCGCCAAGGGGATCTTGTACCAGACCTTTGACTTGCACAAATAAGTCGTCAATAGATCCATTGTTATCAAACACATAATCAAACCCAGTACCAACCCAAGCAGTTTCGCTAGCATGGATTCCAAGTTTAGAAATGCGTTCTCTACTTAGTGCCCATGACATGTTGCCATTTTCGCCTCGATTCATACTAACTGCATCATCATACCATTCGGGTTCAGGGCCGCGAATTACACGAACAACGATACCACCGGCATCTTTGATTGATTTGATTTCGTTAGGAAAGCGGCAATCGCTAATAACAATATCATCAGTACTATTACGGAGTTTATTTTCTAGACTAGCAATCCAAATATCATCATGGAATGCTTTGCGGCATACTTCTGTGCCCCAATATTGTAGTACCCAACGTGGAGTTAAGTTGGGCATATTCAAACGCTCTGACCACCACGGGTCTACTTGTTCACGCCACTCACGTGCTTGTTTAGTACGTCCTTCAAGCATGGTTCTGTCCCAACCAAATACTTGTGCCACAGCGTCTTTCAAACTGTTGGCAAATGATTCTCGTCTAAAACCGTGGAAATTTGTGAGATAGTCTGCAACTGTATCTTTGCCAGAACCAATAAAACCGCATACACCTATAATCATAGCGCCTCCGTAGATAACGCTAGTATATAACAGTTTTGTTACAGAGTCAAACTATTTGTTAGCCAATTACAAACGTCATTGGAGTGCCGCCTGCAACTAAGTTTTCAAGTTCTTTATCTAAACTTTGAAGTTCTTCTTTACCAGACGATTTCAAATCGCTGCCGTTCATTGTGATGCCGCTACTTGGACCAGCGATACTAGCAAACTTGCTACGAGCTTCGCCTAACATGATTTTACAAGTTGCTAAACTGTAGTCATAGATCCATTGCTTTGCATAAGTGTCTTGCAGGATAACAAAATCTGGACGGAAATTATGTGTTCTAATTAACACTTGTTCGCCTGATCCAAACGGACGTTGTAAAATTGTCAACATGTGCTTGGTTGGATTCCAATTGAATTCAATAAAGCTACCAAACATACGTCCTAGCATTTTTTGATAGCCAGTATACAATTCATAAGTGGCAATACCACCTAGCTGTGAGCCATTCATTAAGTAAGTGTTGGTGTAGGCTAAGTTGAACGGTTCAAATAAGCTGCCACCGGATCCCATTCCAGTACGTGAACCAATACTTCTACGAAATACTGTTTGAACGCTGATAATTTCGTCAGGCAATCTGTATTCGTTTTTGTCCATTTCTAGTTCCATGAACAAGTAACTCTCTTCTACTGAGTTAGCACTCTTTTGACGGAAGCGGGATAGAGCCCTATTTAATGCGGTTTCGTAGTGTATAGGATCTAGTTCTACTTCAACCATACCATCACCTAGCATGGTTCGTACGTATTCAAATACTTTATTACGTTCTAAAAGGCTTGTAGTTGCGGCTGTATCAGACATTATTAGTTCTCCATACATATTTAGCTAGCGATAAATATCATTATGCCACGATTATCCTTATACAAGCCCGAACGAGGGCAAGACTACAAATTTATAGACCGCTCAATTTCTGAGATGTTTCAGGTTGGCGGTACCGATGTGTATTTGCACAAATATGTTGGAACGCAATCGGTGGATGCCAATGGCAACATCATTGCTAAAGACTATACGCAGATACAGGATTTAGTATTTTTAGAGAATCGTGATAGAAAATACGATACTGAAATTTATAGAATCCGCGGAATTTATAACGTACAGAACATCGACTTTAACCTAAGCCAGTTTGGTTTGTTTATCGATAACGATACGTTGTTTATGACCATACACATTAACGACTTTATCAAGTACATTGGCCGCAAACCAATGAGCGGTGACGTTGTTGAACTGCCTCACTTGCGTGACGATTTTGCGTTTAATGATTACGACGTGAGTTTACCTCGATACTATGTTATCGAAGATGTAGGTCGTGCTAGCGAAGGCTTTAGTGCTACCTGGTATCCGCATCTATACAGATTAAAACTTAAGAAAATAGTCAATAGTCAAAAATATTCTGATATTTTCAAACAGCCTGCTAATGCAGATAATCCAACAGGTCCTACTCTGGAAGATTTATTGTCTACTAGAGCAAAAGACTTGCAGGTCAATGCCGCAATACTTAGTGAAGCAGAATCAGAAGCACCACTTAGCGGATTTTCAACTCAACATTTTTATACTCTTGCAGTAGATCCAGTATCAGGTAAGTCTGTAGTTAATCAAACAACCGACTTAGCAACCTTAATTGATAGTGATGCTGTAAATTCACTTATAAGTGCTGATGGAACCGCGGCAGTTCCAGTTCGTCCAGGATACACTGGTTATCTAGTTGAGGCTGGGGCACTTAACGGTAACAACTTTGGCTCAGGAATACAATTTCCTGCTGTGCCAGAAGCACAAGATTATTACCTACGTACAGACTTTATGCCTAATAGATTATTTAGGTACGATGGTAATCGTTGGGTCAAGGTTGAAGATAGTGTGCGTATGACTATGACGAATACTGACAATAGACAAACACTTAAAACTAGTTTCATCAACAATACAAACACTAATACTATTGGCGGAGAAGTTGTTACAGAGCGTCAGAGTCTTAGCCAAGCACTTAAACCTAAGGCAGACTTATAATGCAGTTTTTTTACGATAAACAGATACGTAGATATCTAATACAAATTATTCGTGTGTTTAGTAATTTTACTGTCAAGTATGCAGATGGTACATTGCATCAGATACCGGTAATGTATGGCGATCCTGATAGACAAGCCGCAAGTATACTAAGACAAAACAGTGAAAATGCAGTACAAACAGTTCCTCGTATTGCAGTTTATATTACTGGCTTGGCCATGGACCGCAATAGATTAGGTGATGCTAGTTATGTTGGTAAGGTACACGTTCGAGAACGTGACATTGTTGACGGTGCATACACTAGCGCACAGGGTAAAAATTATACTGTTGAGCGTTTAATGCCAACACCTTTCAAGTTAACTGTTAAAGTTGATATTTGGACAGACAGCACTGAACAAAAATTGCAAGTGCTTGAGCAAATTTTAGTATTATTCAATCCAAGTTTAGAAATTCAAAGTACAGACAATTACATTGACTGGACTAGTATCAGTGTATTAGAGCTAATTGACTTGACATGGAGTAGTCGAAGTGTTCCTGTTGGAGCCGACACACCTAACGACATAGCAACCTTGCAGTTAGAAAGCCCTATTTGGATCAGTCCTCCTGCTAAGGTTAAGAAGCTCGGTGTTATTACCAACATTATCACTAGTATATTCCAAGGTTACGAAACATCCGACGGATACATTGACGGACTTGGTGTCGATATGAACGTTGGACAACCTAAACTAGGCGAATTATTAAGTACACAATCCACTAGTATTAGTGGAGGCTTTGGTATTTTAGTTTTAGGAACTGGCGCACAGTTGTTAAATCCTGGCGAGAATGCAACTACTGATAATAGCGAACTTGCCGCGCCTGAAAAACAAGGAACATTTGTTGATTGGACTGGGTTGCTAGATCAATATCCCGGGCAATACAAACCAGGTGTTGCTAAAATTTATCTAATGCAAGCCACTGGATTTGAAGTATGGGGTACTTTTACTGTTAATGCACTGGATACAACCTTGTTAGCTATCAACTGGGACGTAGACAGCTTGCCAACTAACTCAGCAATTCCGTCATTAATATCAAACTATCCTGCAAGAACAGAGTTTGACCGTATTGTAGATCCATTAACTTTTAATCCAGCTGGTGCAATTACTGGTACACGATACTTGTTAGTTGAAGATATCGGCGATGTTGATAATACTGTACCATCCGAAGCATGGGGTACACTGGTTGCCAAGGCTAACGACATTATTGAATTTGACGGTACAGACTGGCTAGTGTTGTTTGATGCAAGCCAGAATTCAGACACTCTCATCTATCAAAGAAATACATATAGTAACCAAGCACAAATTCAATATAAGTGGAATGGCATGTCTTGGGTTAAATCCTTTGAAGGTGAATATAGAGTTGGATCATGGAGAATAGTACTGTAAGAGATCGTATCGTTTGTAGTGGTGAATTAATTTACGCCAAGAAAACTCACA